TAACGGGAGATACTGGAGTTTTTGTTTTAGGGGTTAGGAATGATGCTGCTGCTAGTAGAACTAGTGCAGATGCAGATTATTCACCAATTTCAACTGATTCAGCAGGAAGAGTTGGTATTGCTGATCTTGGTGGGACTATTTCTATTGATGACGGAGCAGGAAGTTTAACTGTTGATGCTCCAGTTGGAACACCAGTAGCAATTAGAGTTTCTGATGGAGCTGCATTTATTAATCCTGCTATTTTATCAGAACAGCAAAGTCAAACAACATCACTTCAACTTCTTGATGATATTGTTGCTTCAGATAAAGGTAGCTGGACTGAAGGCACGTCTAGAAATGCGGTTGTAGCTGGTGTTGTTAATGACACAATTAGCGGCGATCCAGCAGAAAATCAATCTGCTGCATTAAGAATAACCCCAAAGCGTGGATTGCATGTTAATTTAAGAGATAATGTTGGGGTAGAGTTTGGTACAACTACTGCGCCATTTTCTGTAAGTGGTACTGTTGCAAGTGCTTCAACTGATTCAGGAAACCCAATTAAAGTCGGTGGTAAAGCTGAATCTACTTACATCACTGCTGTTGCAGATGGAGATAGGGTTGATTTTGTTGCTGATCTCTACGGTAGGCAAAGGGTAGTTACTCATGAACATCCTGAGAAAATCCTTGGGGTCTACACTGCTCAAACTGGGGTCCATACTGTTCTAGCTTCTGCTGATGCCGCTACTGTTGGGAGATGGTATTTTCAAAATCCTGTTGGATCTGGGGTTACAGCAAGGATTCTTTATGTGGTGTTCAGGTCTTCAATTGCAACTGCTTTGGCTACGCCAACTGTACCTAGAATCAATATGGAGCTTTTTACATTTACTGGAACAGCTTCAGGAGCTTCGGTAACTCCAGCTAAGCGTAAGAGTGGAGATCCTGCAAATGTGGTGATTATGCGTACTGCTTCAACTGGAATGACTCCTAGTGCTGGAGCAGTTATTGAATCATTCTTTCCTGCTTATACCAACGCAACTGCTTCTGGTATGATGATTCCAACAGATGAAATTTATAATCCTCCTGCTGAAGCAAGAACTGAAATTATTGGTGGAGAAGGAATTATTCTTAGACAAGCAGATGCTGGAACTACTTCGGATACAAGAAAATATCTTACAACTGTAGTTTGGGAAGAATTCTAAAATGGCTACTCAGATATTTGTTCGGGATAATAAGTGGTTTGATAAAGATTTAGCTACAGTTAGGGAGACTTTTGTAACTGAAGAAAAGACAGAAACTCTTTACACGACAAGATTAAATAATCATATTCTTGAAACGGTTTATCATGCTGCTTCTCTAGCTGGTCATAAACATTATCAACCATTTACTAGAGAAGATGCGTTAAGTTGGTATCGTTCTACTGGAAAAGTTCTTCCTGCTGGTTTAGCTGCAATTGAAGCTGCACAAGAAGTTTAATTAGATGATTTCGATTTTCTTCCTAGTTCCTGTTTTAGATGCTGCTGGTGGTGGAGCATCTGTCCAAACAGATTTAGGTTCTTTTACCTATTCCTATCAAGGTAGAACCTTATCAACTTTAAATATAACTGGAGTTGATCCAGGAACTTTTACATTTGCTCATGAAGGAAGATCAGCTAAAGCGCTTCATGGTGTTGCTACTGGCGCACCAGTATCTAATGAGAATACAGTTAATGTTGAATTTGCTGGTGCTGTTTCTCAGGATAACACAACTAATATAGAATTCAGATCACCAGATGTAACTAATGATAATACAGTAAATATTGAATTTAAATCTCCGAGTGTAACTAATGATAATACAACTAATATAGAATTCTTACAGGGTATTTCTAATGATAATACTACTAATATAGAATTCAGATCATCAGATGCGATTCAAGATCTAACAATAAATATCGAATTTAGGTCACCAGATGTAACTAATGATAATACAACTAATATCGAATTTCTTCAGAGTATATCAAATGATAATACAATAAATATCGAATTTAGGTCACCAGATGTAACTAATGATAATACATTAAATATTGAGTTCCTTCAAGGAGTATCTAACGATAATACAGTTAATATTGAATTCAGATCATCAGATGCAATTCAAGATCAAACAATAAATATTGAGTTACTTCAAGGGATAACTAATGATAATACAATTAATATTGAATTTAGATCACCAGATGTAATACAAGAAAATACATTAAATATAGAGTTCCTTCAAAATATATCAAATGATAATACAACTAATATTGAATTTCTTCAGAGTATATCAAATGATAATACAACTAATATTGAATTTAGATCCTCAGATGTAACACAAGATCAAACAATAAATATTGAATTTAGACAAGATATATTCAGTGATAATAATATTAATATCGAATTTAGATCACCAGATGTAATACAAGAGAATACATTAAATATTGAGTTTCTTCAAGGAATATCAAACGATAATACAGTTAACATAGAATTTAGGGGACCAGTAGCAGTATCTAATGATAATACAATAAATATAGAATTTGTTCAAAATATCTTTCGGGATGATACAACTAATATAGAATTCAGATCGCCAGATGTAACTCAAGATCAAATATTAAATATTGAGTTTTTACAGAGCATATTTAAAGATGATACAGTTAACATTGAATTTACAGGACCACAAGCAGTAGTTAATGAGAATACAATAAATATTGAGTTCCTTCAGGGTGTTGAACAAATCGAAACTTTGAATGTAGAGTTTCTTCAAAGTATAACTAATGATAATACTATTAATATTGAATTTCTTTTAAGTGTACTTAATGACAATACATTAAATATTGAATTCCTTGAAGGTCCGTTTAAAGAAGATACAGTTAACATAGAATTTAGGGGACCAGTAGCAGTATCTAATGATAATACAATAAATATAGAATTTGTTCAAGAAATATCAAATGATAATACAGTTAATATTGAATTTAGATCGCCAGATGTAACTCAAGAAGATACTGTAAATATTGAATTCCTTTTAAGCGTATCTAATGATAATACTGTAAATATAGAATTTATTCAAAGCATACTTAATGACAATACAATTAACATAGAATTCAGATCACCAGATGTGACTCAAGAAGATACTGTTAATATTGAATTCTTACAGAATATCGTTAATGATAATACTATCAATACAGAATTCCTTCAGGATATATTTAGAGATGATACAGTTAATATTGAATTTAGTGGCCCTCAAGAGGTAATTAATGAAAATACAATAAATATTGAATTTCTTCAAGGAGTATCTAACGATAGTACAAATAATATTGAATTTAGATCATCAGATGCAATTCAAGATAATACATTAAATATAGAATTTCTTGGTATAGTTTCGCAAGATAATACTCTTAATATTGAATTCCTTCAGGGTATATCAAAAGATGATGTTCTAAATATTGAATTTAAATCACCAGATGTGATTCAAGATAATACAATTAATGTAGAATTCAGATCACCAGATGCAATTCAAGACAATATAATTAATGTAGAATTTCTACAGAGTATAGTTAATGATAATACTATCAACATAGAATTTAATGGACCGGTAGCAGTATCTAATGATAATACAATAAATATAGAATTTATTCAGACTATATTTGAAGATAACTCGATTAACTTAGAATTTAGATCATCAGATATATCTATAGATGAGACTATCAACATAGAATCTATTAAAGATATATCAGAAGATGAAACAATTAATTTAGAGTTTAGTTTAAATGTTTTTCAAGATAATACAACTAATATTGAATTCACAGGGTTTGCAGATGTATCTCAAGACAATACAATAAATATTGAGCATTTATTTCCACCAGGGCAGGAGATAATTGTTAATGAAGTTAGCTTTAATTCTTTATTCGTGAGAGATGTGATAGTACCAGCTAACTTTGCTGTATCTAATAATTTTGATGTTGAATTTAGTAGAGATTTACCAGCTATTGTCACAATTTAATTGGAGGAGTTATGCCTGTTGTTGCCACCGAACTAGTTACTTTTGCTTCTTTGAATATGCCACAAAATGACACTGCCACTTCCGGTGGTGGTATTGATGTTCTCACTATTATGCACTTCATAGAACCAGCTGGAACTACCGCGCATAGAGTCAGATTCTCTGCTTCTGGTGCTGCTAGGAATGTTACGATTACAGGAAGATTAGCCAATGGTGTTACTTCTATGGAAACCAGAGCGGTAACTGACACTACAAATATTACCTACACAGATGTTCTTGAGAGATTGCTTAAAGTTGAAACAGCAGCTCCGGCAGACGCAAGGGCTATTATTGTAGAAACTGCTGCTGGAGTAGCTATTGCTACAATTCCTGCACAATCATTAAATCTTAAGCGAATGTTTTATGATTCTGCCAGCACTGGTTCACCAACTCTTAGATATGAAAAATTCTTTTGGAAAAATAATAATACAGCAACAGCTTTAAATGCTGCTATAGTTACAGGAGTTAGTGATAGTACTTCTACTTTAGATTTTGCTTTTGATCTTACGAGAAATAGTACTTTATCAACACCAAACAGATTAACTGCTCCAACAGGAATTGTTACTTGGATTGTAGAAGCTACACCTACAGCTATTCCTGGTTTACTTCTTACAGAATCAGCAGCAGCGGATAATAATATTGGTATTTGGCTTAGATTGTCATTAAGTGCTAGTCAAGCTGGTGCAATTGGTACTTATGTTACCAGACTTGCTGGAACCACTACTTGATTAATTAGGATTAATAATGCGTAATAACCGTTATTTCTGTAATGGTAAAATTGCAATAATTAATGAACCTGAAAAGACTTGTAATTATGAGATAACTGAAGAAGTCAAAAGAATGCTTCGTGATGGAGCTATTGCGATGGTTTGTCCTAATTGTGGTAAAGAAAGCATATTTGATCAGCAATTTATTTCTAGAGGTAAATAGCAATGCCTGCTAGCTTAAAAGCTATTGCTGGCGATACCATTACTAGAGTTAGAGCTACTTGTAAAGATGCAAATACAAGTGCTATTGTTGATTTAACTAGTACAACTGTAAAACTTAAATATAGGATAAATGATGGTGTTCTACAAACAAGAACAATGACAGTTGTATCGCCACCTACATCTGGTATTGTAGAATACCAATTTGTTACTGGGGATTTAACTGAAGGTTGGTTTGTAGGTGAGATTGAGATAACTGATAATGCTTCTTTAAAAATAAATACTTCAAGTAAGATATTCATGGATATTGAGGCTAAAGTATAATGCACTTACAACTAACCAATTTAATCCATGTTAAAACACTACTCGAAATAACTGATACTGAAACAAGATTTGATGAGCTACTTGCTCAGTTAATTAATTCAGTAAGTCATGAAATAGAAACTTTCTTAAATAGAAAATTGATTGTTGCTTCTAATATAATTGAAACATTTGATGTGCAGACTGCTTATTACCAAAAGTTTTCTATAGAAGCATATCCTATTACTAGTGTTACTGACATAAGACATGACTGGGGAAGAACCTTTGCCACTTCAACAATCATTGCTGCTGGGGACTATTACACAAATAAGAGTCTTGGTATTATCTGCATAGATAAATTCCCACTAACTCCTGGTAAGGGAGTCTTGCAAGTTACCTACTCTGGTGGAATGGCTTCAAGTACTTCAGGATTCATGAGTGCATTCCCTGACTTGACCGCAGCAGCTACGCTTGAGGTGGTAGCCAGGTTCCAGCGGAAGTCTACCTATGGCTTGATTGCCATTACGGCTTCTGGTGGCTCTGCTACCATTGCCCAGAGAAACGAGTTCCTGCCCGCCGTGGAGCAGGTTCTTGATCGATACAGAAGGATTGGAGCAACGATCTAATGCCTCTTGTTCATATCGATACAGTCAAGATCAGGAACTATGCTAGAGCCTTGCAGTTAAATAAGGGCAAGTTCATTCCTGGTCTTGTAAGGATCATGAATGAAGCTGGTCGTGCTCTTGTAGATTTAATTAAGAAACGGCTCTTCTCTGGTAGACCTGGGCTTAGAACAAGATCCGGAGCTTTGAAGGAAAGTTATTCCCACTTTGTAACTAATGTTGGGGGTAACGTGGAATTATCGGTTACTAGCTCCTCTCCCTATGAGAGAATTCATAGGGAAGGCGGGACTATTACTCCTACTAGTGGCAGTATGCTTGCTATTCCTGTTCCTTGTGGGGTAGGTCAAATAAAGATTGCGGGTAACCCTTCTAACTATCCGGGAAGGTTTGCCATTACCGTAACAAATCGTGGACTATTTCTTGTAGATAAAACCAGAGATGAGATTAGCCATGTGCTGGTTCCTTCAGTTAGAATTCCAGCCAGACTTGATTATTCAAAAGTAACCCAATCTGTGATTAGAAAATTTAAGCCACAAGTAGTTCAATTAGTTAAAAGTATCGTGGTTAAATAATGCCAGATTCAATTAGAGAGAAGATAATTAAAAATATGGTAATTACCCTTGAGGGTATTACTGAAGCTAATGGTTATGATATAACTGTTCAAAGGGTATTGAGATTACCTACATCTCCATTTGATTTTCAGCAGTTTCCATTTATCATGGTTGTTTATGCTGGAGATGACGTTCAAGAGGGGGTACCACACAATTTAACTACAGTGTTGATGCACCTTGAGTTAATTTGCTGGAATTCAGAATGGCTTGATATTTCAGAGAAATCAATTCAAATAATAGCAGCAATTGAAAAGGCATTGAATGTAGATCAAACCAGAGGTGGGAGCGCATACGATACTGATATAATTTCCAATGCATTGCTATTATCCGATGAAGCTATGCCTTATGGTGGATGCGTGGTTAGAGTTGATATTTTCTATAGAAATGCTTTAGGAAATCCTTACAGTTTAACCTAGGAGAGATTCATGCCTTTACTTAAAAAGAATATGTTGGTGGCAGTTAAACGAGAAGCTGTTGAGGGGACCTATTTAGCTCCTGATCCGGCATTGGATGTAAAACTTATTTCGCAAGATGTGATTTTTAAAACTGAACCAACTTTAATCGAACGAAACTTTATTGGGCCATCATTTGCTAGAAAAGAATCCATTGTTTCGAATAGGCTAGCCAGAATTACTTTTAAAACTGAAGTAGTTGGTTCAGGTGCGGCTGGAACTGAACCTACTTGGAGTCAATTAATAACAGCTTGTGGGTTTAAGGTTACCACTTCAGCAGGAGTTTCCAATACTTATGATCCTGTGAATCCTTTGGCCCTTAGTTACGATTCAACTGGGGCTAATGGAAATGTATCTTTGAGTATTGCCGTGTTTGAAGATGGGGTAATTAAGCGTGCTCGTGGCTGTCGTGGTACGGTTCGCTTAACTGGAGAGGCAGGAGGATTTGCTTATCTTGAATGGGAATTTCTTGGGATTTTTGTTAGTGCTGGGGATGTAGCTTACCCAACTCTTTCAACTGGATTTGATTCTTCTACGGCTACAATCCCAAGAGTTGAAAATGCTTCATTTACATTTCAAGGTGAAGCTGCAACAGATGTAATTATTAAAACGTTTACTATCGATATTGGTAATAATATCACACCAAGGTATGATGTGTCTCAGTCTGATGGTATTCTTGCAATTATTGTGAATGATAGGGCAGTTACAGGAAGTATTGATCCTGAACAAACTCTAGCAGCTATTTTTGATCCAGTTACTAAACTTTATTCAGCATTGGTTGGTGCATTTAATCTAACTATTGGTACAACTGCTGGTAATAGATTAGTTGTAACTGCACCTGCTGCTAAGTGTCAAATTACTGATGTGGATGAATCCGATCGTGATAACTTAATGGTAAATAATCTTTCATTACAATTTAGTGTTCCATTACTTGAAAGTGCAACAGATAAGGAAATTCGTTTTGCCCTAACATAAGGAGGTTAAATGATTGCAGTTGATCCTAAGCAGAAGATTATATTTAAGGTAGATGATCCTAATAGTAATGGCAATGCAACTTTATTTTATTGTAGGCCAGTTACAGCAGGTAAGATGCGAAAGTTGATGGTCAAGTTCAAGGGCACAAATGAAGCCAACTTTGATATTGAAGAAATATTCCAATCATTGAACGATCATATTACTGGTTGGGATAACTTGAAGAATAGTTCTGGCAATCTTATTGTTTACCAGATGGATAAATCTGGTAAATGTGCTGATGAGAATTGGGAGAATTTCACTATCCAAGATGTAGTGCGGATTTGGGAAGGCTTTCTTAAAGCCAATCAAATTGGGGAAGTAGCAGAAAAAAACTTATAATTGGGGCACTTATCGCCAATGGCACGATTGAAGTTAAGTGCCATGAGTGCTCCAAGTTATCTGAAGAATTTCGTAAATGGCATGGCTGCGATGAGCCTTCTCCCATTCCCAGATACGAAATAAATGGCGAAAAGATTTATATCTGTCCTGGGCGCTTAGTGGATTCTGATACCAGACTATTTCTCCAAGTATTTTCAGCTTGCAAGATGTTTAGCAAGCTTCCAGTGGAAGGTGGAATTCTAGATCAAACTGCGCAATTTCTAGAAGCTTGTGGGATTGTTGAATCTACCATTAGTGAAGCCATAGAAAAAGATTTAAAAGATGGCCGAAAAAGATATAGTAATAAAAATAAGACTGGATGATTCTGTTACTGGTGCAGTGAATAGAATCAAAGCAGCATTTGCTAGTTTAGGAACTACTACTGCTAAAACTGGTACTGGTTTTGCTACTGCTAATAAGGGTGTTCTTACATTTAGAGATTCTATAGGTAGGTTTCTAGTGCCGTTAAGATTTCTAAATAATAACTTATTTATTTTATTTAGAAGACTCGCAAGATTAAGAACAGCATTCTTTTTGTTGGTTACTGTTCTTGCTGTAAGACCTATAATTAATTTCTTTAGAACACTTACTCAAGAGAGTGGAGATGTTCAAGAAGCAATAGAAGGAACAAATGAACAATTTAACTTATTTAGACAACGCTTAGCAACTGCTACAGCACCGATATTAAATGAAATTCTAGCTGGTATAAATGATATTAAGAAAGATTTTTTAATCTTTATAATTAAAACACCAGGATTTCTTGAAAATGTACTTAACGCATTCAATGTAGCAGGTGGGTTTATATTAAAAGTTATTAAGTCTGTAATAGTTGTAATGGGCGGAATTAATCCTATGATTAGTTCTATAATTAATGCGTTTATGAGATTGGGGACAGTTATAGAACTTCAATTAGTCAGTATTGATTTTCAAATACAGGCATTAATAACAAGAGCAGGACAAAAATTCTTTGATATTGCATCTCAATTTAATCCGGTCATAAGGCTACTTGGTCTGGATCTTACGAAAGTAATTGAGCATCTTGATTTTCAAGCTAAGTTAGCATTTAATAGTGCTGCAGTTCATGCAAAAGGCATGACAGATGAGATATCAGCAGCATTTGAGGATTTGATAGCTGTTTGGCGTGAAAATACAGAAGCAAGTCCTATCTTTACCGAATTAGTTAATAAACTACCAGGTTTGTTGAAGACTGTTTTACCTAAGATAACAGTAGTTGCAGAAAGAATGGGTGAGTCATTTGCTACTAATTTTGTTAATGGGTTTAAATTAGCAACTAAACCACTTGAGAAATCTGCTTCAGATTTAGGACATAATGTTTCTAATGCTTTCCAAAGTGCATTTAGTGGGACCTTCCTTGCATTAATGCAAAATAATTTAAAAAATGTAAAAGATGTTTTTGTTAGCCTTTTGCAGGATATTCAAAAGGCTATTGCTGATTTCTTAGCTGAACGAGTAGTCAGAGAATTAATCAATTTTCTGATTGAAGCAGTGTCTGGTGCAGTTACAGCAGGTGTTGGTAGTTTGTTTGGTCCTAGTGCTACTCCTGATTCTGGTGGCACTTCTACTGGTTCTGGTGGCGCTTCTACTAGTCAACATGGTGGAATTGTAGGTCCTAGATCAGTAGGTTTGGTTGGGGAAGGCGGGCCAGAATTTATCTCTTCTGGGTCAAGTCCACTTAGGATTACTCCCATGAGAAATGTCCAAGGTGGTGGGCAAACCATAAACATTACAATTGCACCACAAGTTATTGATGGTCCTTCTTTTGAATCTTGGTTGCTCAAGTCTAAGGGAACCATTAAACGAATTCTAGTTGATGCTGCTACGGGATCTGATATTACAGTACGCAGTGCTTTTAAGTTAAGATAATGGCTACCATACAATTAACCAGAAGATATATAACTATTTTTGAATAAGGTTTAAGATGGCGCAAATATTTACATTACAACCACAGTACGAATATATAACTGAACTTAACTGGAAGACTCAGCAAACTCCATTTGATCTTGGTGTAGTTCAAACTAGGGCTTATTGGCCTTTTCCGAAAAGGTTGTGGCATCTTAATTGGAGTGTGCTTAAAACTTCAGAAGCAGACTATGTTGAATCCTTCTTTAGAGAGCATGTGGGACCAGCAGGAACTTTTGATTTTATTCCAAATGCTCCAATTGCTCCGCCTCACAGAGCCGGGGATCCTACACAAATAGCAGGTGGGTCTTTATCTTTTAGAACCTATTATTTCTCACTTACTTGGTTAACTTCTTCTGGTGAAACTATACTTGGAGGGGAGCAATCCTTTTCTATTTCTGCAAATAACTTATTTAAGATAACTATTCCTAAATTCTTTTATCGTTCTATTACTTCAGCTAAGTTATATGCAGGAATAGATAGCAATTCTAAAACACTTCAGACTTCTTTTACTGTTCCAGGATCTTCTTTTACTGAGCCGGTTACAGGTCTTGTGACTGGAGCTAGTCCACCTTCAACGAACACGGCTAAAGAAACAGTTAGTGTTCATCTTTTTGAAGATGCCATGCCAATTCCTCAAGTTAACTCTGGCATATTTACCCTTGCCTTGCAATTTGAGGAAATTCTCTAATGGCTGTTGGAGCATTTTCTTCAGCTTCTATTTCAGCCAATGGTGAGCAGATTGTCTTAATCTTTGCTCAGCCTACTCCGAATACTTGGCTAGGCCCATTTGTTTATAATCCTGCTAATGCTCCAACCATATCAACAACTAGCTTTAGCTATACTGGAACTACTCCAGGAACTACAGTTAGGGCTATTGTTACACATACTTCTATAACTGAAGTTGTTAATGGGGTTAATCTTGAAGTTACAGTAAACTTAAGCGAATCAATATTTATTGGTGATATTAGTACTAGCTTAAGTGTAACTGCTGCTTGGGTTACAGATGCTTCTGGGGATACTAGCGGAGCTGCTACTGGAGTTTCTGTCCCAAACAATTCAACTCTAGTCTATCCCAATGTTATTGGGCAAATGACTACAGTTCCATTCCAGCGCTATACCGGAACATTTAATATCGAAGGGGTATTTGCTCATAGGTTCTGGAAGGGGCTCAAGTCCATAGAGACCTATGAAGTTGCTGTAACTGATTCAGCAGCATTTACTCAAACTAAAACTTCTTCAGCATTTACTTCAATCGATCGAGTTGGTGCCCATGGTACAGCACCAAAATATCCTGGGTTTAGGCTTTCATTTGATGCTAACAATAGAGGAGATGCAATACGATTTGCTTCTGGTGTAGCAACAGTTACGGTTAAAGGCTATCCAAGGATTGGTGTAGCTGCACAGATAAGGCAGCATGTATTTACCATCTATCTTGACCCCAGTACCAATCCAAGCTTTCCTGTCCAGCCTGTCCTAACTGCTTATGTTAATCTAACTACAGGAAATGATACAACTGGGGTACTTGATAATCCTGCACTACCATTCGCAACAATTGTCGAAGCAGGAAAGAAAATTCAAGATACACATCTTGCAGCAGGAAGAGGTAAGAAATGTGATGGTGGGATTATCTATCTTGAGCCCGGTAATTACACTTATGGCGATGCTACTGCTGCGTTATTTAGTATCGATCATTGGGTAACAATTAAACGATCGCCAACTGCTGCGCCAGGAGATTCCAAGTTTATAGCAAGAACAGGCAATTCTGGGTTTGGTACCAATTTAAAGAAGATAAAGATTGAAGGAATAGAAGCTAATTACAATATAAGCCAAATACAATTTGGTCCTTATACCGCAACTCCATCTCATCAAATTACCCTGTGGACTCATGACTGTACCTGGAAAGGAATGGGTGGGTATGTTTCTTATATCCCTTTTTCTGGTTTAGTAGGTACGTTCCTAAAAGATGAGATTGTAAGATTTAAAATTCTGGCTACAGGACTTTACCGAACTAGTGGAGCTGGGTTACTTGAGGCTGTTTGTGTTGTGGATCGTAGTTCTAGCCCTTTGTTCTTGATTGGTCTTGGATCTGCTAATCCTGTATCTGGAGATATTCTTGAGGGGCAATCATCAGGAGCAACTGCAAATTCTACTTCTGGTCAAGATCAGCCTAATGCATTTGGGAATAATACTTTCCTTAATGTCTATGCCACTTCATGCAGGATTGATAATCTTACTGCTGCTTTCTATAAAATTAGATTGGTTCTTGATTGTTTTGTGGAGGATTCAACTCAAGATCGATTTAGTGGTACGTTTGCTGTAGTTAATTCTCATGCAAATCTATCAGGTTCTTTTGGTTGGTTACATGGTGATACTTGGCAATCTTTTATTATTGGATCTAATAAAAGTAATATCATTCTTTGGTATCTTAAGGACACTAATTATAACGGCAATCAGGGATTAGTATTTTCTGAAACAGTAGGTAATAATGATATCGCTGTAGTTTGTTGTGAGATAAGTGGTAAGCTTGCTGGTGTATCTGCAACCATGGAGTTAAAATGGTCAGATATAAATAACCTATTAATTGTTAATACCGCTTGTCTTTTTAATGCTGGGACACTAATTAAAAATGATGGTGTTAACTCATTTGTATCTGTATTTAAATTAACTAATCTTAGGATGCATGGTGTTGTTCATGAGAGATTGAGCAATACCATAACAGCAGCAAATTGGCTTCCAGCTAAAAGCTATTTCAAGCAAGATCATACCTTCATTACTCCGGCAGGTATTGTTGGGTTTAACCATACTGAAGGTGGGGCCTATGCAACTGAATATGTAAACCCAACCAACTCGGCTGATTTCACTCCAAAAAGTACAGCAAGCTTCTTGATTAATAGATTAGCTGGGGATGATCTTCTTTTACCTACAGATATTGCAGGTAGGAACTTTACTGGAGCTATTGGCCCAAGAGAAGCTGGGGTAGATGTAGGGCCGCTTACAGCGCCTACTGTCGAAGCTGGAGGAGGTACCCTTAAACTCGCTTGGGCACCCCCTCCTGGAGGTTGGATAGCTCCTTTCACGGTTGAGCCCATAGACATCAAGAAGTCGCCTGTAGTGGTCATAGGAGCTGGTGGGAATGCCAATACGGTCCATACGGCTTCTGTGGCTGTAGCTCCTGCTATCAACGCTGGAAATCTTGAAATTACCCTTAACCTTCATGGTTATGTTTATCTTGGAGAAGCAGCTACGGTAACTGGTCCGGTTGGGTACATTGTGGATAACGTGGGCAATCAGACTGCTCTTTTTAATTCAGTTGCAGTTACAAATAGCAGTACCAAGACTCAAGGGACAGCTTACACAAGATTTGTTGGAAAGCCTGTTGCAGCCTGGGCTTATAGGGATCAATATCCTGAAATAGGTCCTATCGTAAGAATGGCTTGTGATGTTGTGGATAATTGGGCAGGAGTTGAATGGGTAGAATATGTACTTAGCAATCCAATATTTACTCCAGTAGATCCAGATGTAACAGAAATAAATCCTACTACCTTTAGAATAACTAAGAAAAGATTTATTGATTTATGGGGATATAATAAAAAGGCAGATTATTGGTATCTTGATGTAGATATATCACTTAATAATATAGATGAAAACTTTAGAACAATAACTGCTGTAAGAGCATTTACAAAAGATGGTGTTACACATGAATTAATTCCAGGTAAGTTAACACCAAGAATACTTACGGTAGAGAAGGTTAAGGTAATAAGATTTGTTGATGCTGCTGCAACTGGAGCTGGAACAGGTTTAACTTGGACTGATGCTTACACAACTGTATCTGCTGCTGAAGCTGCTGCTGGAACCACTACAGATGAGATGCATGTTGCTCCTGGTACTTATGATGTCAATGGACTTACTTTTGACCAAGCTAGAACTTCCACGTATTTAAACTGGTTAAAAGATGAAACAGGACCTGCCGGAGCAGGAATAGTCAAATTTACAGTAAGTTCAACAACACTTAATTTCAAATCTTTTCAAATGTTTAAAGGTATTAGATTTGAAATGCCTGATCTTCCTTCTGTTAATTTCAGGTTAGCTGGTGCTAACCATGTTGGGTTTGATAGTTGTACCTTTAAATTTGCAGGAAAAGTTGAAGATAACTTAATGCCTGTAAATGATTGTGAGCATTGTTGGTGGATAAATAACTTACAGGATAATGGAGAGCAATCACCAACATTTACTCCGTTAAGTACTGGTCCTACCATGGACATTATCTATGCTTGTAATGACCATACTAATGCAGAAAATAATGTCACAGGAAATTTCACTAGGATTTTAATAGAAAGAAATGTGGTAATTAACTCTGCTGGTGCTGATGTTCCAGCAGGTTCTCATATTGATGGTTACCATTGTTTTGGGGCAACTACAATTACTGGGGCTAATTGGACTGCTGCTACTAAAAGAATTACAAAGACTGGTGGTTTTACTAATCTTGATCTTAATAGCCCTATAGTTAGTATTTATGTTAATGCTGGTACAGGTGTAACTATTGCTAACTATAGAATTAAATCTATAATAGATGCTAATACCATAGAGTTATACACATCTATTTCTCTTACAGATATTACAGATTCTTCTGTAGCTTGCAGAATACGTGGATTAAATAGGACTGGGTTTACTAATGAAATACCTGGTGTATCTAATAATGCCATCATTCGCTATGGTGATTTCCATGATAATGGTATTGTAGGTGTTACAGATTATAATTTTATATTGCAAGAAGGTGGGACAATTGATACTGCGATATATAATAATCTATACTTTTGTGTAATAGGAGATACCCCAGCATTACATTATACCAGAGGCAGATTAAACAATTTACAAATTGCACACAATACCTTCTTAACTAAAGATAATGACTTAGCATTTGGTAAAGGTAGAATTACAATAAGTTGTAGTGAGGGCGGAGACCCATTTGATAATGTTGGAATTTATTTTGTAAACAATATTATCAAAGCAATTGATTTTGCTGTTGGAATCAATATTGCTGCTAATGATCCAGCATTAAGAACAGATAAGATTTTAATAGGTCCTAACGTATTTATAAATAATGATTTTGATCCTGCTACTGATGGTTCTACTGTGCTCTTGTCGCCAACACTAGCTGCAATAGACCTTAAAGATTTGGCTACTGTTGGTAATTACAATTTCGAGCCCAAGCTAACCAGTAGAGCTGTAAAATCTGTTGGTTTTCTCACCCCAAGAAAGACAGATGTTCGCTTTGATTTTTTTGGTAGGGCAATTGATTATACCTTATCAGATGCAGCAGTAGGAGCAGTACAAGTTACACCTGCTGGTGAAATTCCTCCTGAGCCACCTATCTCACCTCCTGTTTTTCCTGGTATGCGTACCATTTCTTCTGAAATTCGTACAGCCATAGATACGCTTAATCAAAGAGGAAGGTGGGCACATCTTTATGATGTTGTTGTAGATTCCACAACTACTTTGAGATTAACTGATTATCCAAAGATACTTACTTACAATACAATAAATTATACTCCCTATCCAATTGGGCAAGACGAAATACCACAAACTTCTAAACCAGAAAATCAAACATTTACTATAACTGTTGCTAATATAGATAGAAGTATTGGCGGATATCTTGAAGCAGGGAAGTTACTTGGTAATGATGTCACAATTAATTTTGTATTTGTAAGAGACATAGACAATTCAGTTGTATTTGGATTCTTTGAACGATACCAGATATTGCATGCTGAACTAGATGAAAATAATGCAGCTTGGGCTTTTGAGGTAGGTAAATACAATTTATTCTCTCAGCAATTACCAAGAACCAAATGGATAGATTTAAGATGTGAGCATGTTTATAAGGCATTAGGAACTTGCCATTACGGTAGAGATGAGTTCCAGGGAGTCTCACAGCTTGATATTAAACTTGGCGGAGACGGAGATAAGAAAGTTCAAGGCTGGCGTGCATTGAATTTCAATCCAGTTGGGATTACTAAAGGTGATATAAATATTACTCAAGCTGGATTCCTTACCATTGAAGTAGCTGCTAATACTGATGTACGCTATGACATGACAGCAAAAACCTCACCATTTCTGTATCGAATACTAAATCTTTCTAGTGTTGATGTAGATGATGATTTCGATATAGAAATTAGTGTGGTAGGTAATGCTGGTGAAAATGGTGAAGGGGAAGGGATCTTAATTACTAATAATACTGATGGAGCAACTAATTGGGTTTATTTAATCAGGAAATGGATTGGTGGAGTATCGAGTATCCGTGGAGGAGCTGGAGTTTCTAATATAGAATTTACCACCTTCACATCAACCTCTACTAATGGATTTCTCAGAATCCAAAAGATTGGGAATAACTTTAGCTTCTACCATAAAGCTACTGAGGCTGCTGCCTATGGAGCTACGGTAGGTTCCATAGTGAATGCAAATCTATCTTCTACTACAGTAAGAATGGGTCTTTTCTGTACTACAGAGAGTGCCGTAAGGTCTACGAGTCTTATTGCCAAGTGGGATTACTTTAAGCTGGTCTCTGGTGGGTTTACCACTTGTGACCGAACAATTGCACATTGCATTCAACGGGAAAACTTCAGGAGGTTTGGTGGCGCCCCTGGCATTTTACACGGTCCAATTTTACTTTGACATGATTCTTAAAGTTACTAGGAAGTTCATATCTAACATTGCGGATGGGCTTATTGGAATCCCTTATAAGAAGATGGGTAGAAATGTTACTAATGGCCTAGATTGCTTTGGGTTAGTTATAGAATTCTATCGAAGAATGGGAATAGATATAGAAGACCCAGTTAAGATATATTCAGATAATTGGTTTACGCAGAGTGATTTTATCTCTGAAAATCAATTCAGATCATTTATTGCTGAAGAGAATCCATCTCCTGGTTGTGTAGTTTCTATGAAAGTCGAAAGTGTTGTGCCTAACCATTTGGCCATAATGGTTGATGATTCTTATTTACTCAATACCGATATGGGTGTAGGTAGTTCCCACAAATTAAGATTGTTTACTATTAAGAATAGGATAAATAATTATCTTAGAAGTAAACAGTTAGAAGTGATTTCATGATTTTAATTCGTGAAAAATACCATACTCTTCAAAATGAGACTATTCGATGGGTAATGCCATCTACGTGGCAGAACCGTCCCTTAATTGATTTGATTCCTGAAGACGTACAGAAGTCTAATGTTTCAGTTCAAATAATCAGGAATGGGGAAGAGCTAGATGATAGTAAGATAAAAACAACTTTGATTAGAGATAACGATAATATTTCTATAAAAGTTGTTCCTAGTGCTTCTGTTCTTTTATTTTTGGCTCCAATTGTTGTTAGCTTGGCATTAGGATATGCAATTCAAGCAATCATCAATGCAATTGTAGGGCCACCAAAGAAGTCTAAACGTGGTAGGGATGAATCACCAACTTATGATTTTGATACCC